TTGAGAATGTCTACTCCTAGACTTTTAGATATGGCTACCTCCAAAGCTAATGAGCATAAAAAGAGAGTTAAAAATTTAACGTTTGACCCGCTCCCATTGTATACTATAGCAGTCCTTATAGACACGATAGATGGTAAAGTCCCAAATGACTTAACTATTGCTGACTGGGTAAGAAAACTTCCAATGATGGACACCCAAGTTATTTTAGCTCAAGCCGAGAAGCTGAATGGTTCTGTAGGAATAAATATAGATTTATCACATACCTGTGAACTTTGTGGTTTTGAGTATAATTCCAAATTCAAACCAGACGCAGAGTTTTTTCGGCCTACAATTGACATCGTGTAAGAAAGAGGAAATAGAACAAGTATTTTCGAATACACTAAATGAGTGTTATATAATTTCAAAACATATACACACATCATTTTCAGATGTCAAAAAGATGACACCTACGGAAAGAAGGTTTGTTATAAAATTTATAATTGATGATATGAAGCAGGAACAGGAAATGATTAAGGCTTCAAAGGCAAATAGGAAATCGCAATAATGGCGGCTAATAAGAATAATTCTGTTACAATGGAACAGCTTGCTGATTTTTTCAATCAACAAGTTGATAGTAGAAAAACACGTAGACCTAAATATGACTACGAAGATGAGGAGAGCAAGAAGCTAAATTCTAATCTTGAAGATTATGGTAAAAGATTAAGATATTTGATAAATGAGCTTGAAGCCATAAACGAGTTAAAAAAAGATATCCATGACAGGAATGATTATAAAACGTGGAAAGCTGACCAGCAAAATATTCTTAATCAAATGGTTGAAACAAGGAAAGCCATTACCGACATTGCTGATGATTTAATTGACGCTCCTAAATCTACTTCTAGGTGGACTGCCGAAGCAAAACAACTTTCCAGAGAATTTAGTATTCAATCTGCTCTTTTAAAAGCTAGAGATGATGATAAACGAATTGAGTCTTCAGCACAGATATTAGAGCTTGAAAAAAGACGCAATGCGGCATTAGCCGCTTCAAAATTTATAGAAGACAATAAATTAGAAAATCAAAAGAAGGGGTTAGAATACCTACAGAAACACAGGGAAGAGCAAGAAAAGTTAGAAGAACAAGTTGAGTTAGAAAAGCAACATTATGATGATATGGTTGCTCTTGGTGCTTCCAAAGAATTTATACTAAATGACCCAAACGCTTCTGATGAAGATAAAAGATTAGCTAGCATAGATTTAAAGCAAATCAAAGAGGAAATAGAAAAAACTCGTAAAAGTTATGATAATGCTACTAAAGAATTAAAAAAGAACAAAGAAGACCCTAAAGCAAATATGCTTGAGAAGCTTTCTAATTCTGGTGGTGAGACAGGTGGACTTTTAACAAAAGCTATAACAGAGGGTGTTAAGGGTTCTGATATAGCAATGGCTATTGGTAAAACTGTTGCTAAAGCGGTGGCTGTCGCTATTGATAAAGCCGCAAAATTTGCTTCGGATAGCGTGGATAGTGCTGTAAGTGTATTTATCCAAAATCAAGCCGCTATTTCTGCAAGACTTCAAGGCTCTTATCTTGATGGACAACAAGGTGCTTTCGAAAACATTGTTGAGCACATAAATAAAAGTCTTAATACAAATCTCATTGTTTCTCAAAAACAACTTGTATCAGATTTTAGAAAATTAACAGATAATGGTATAGCATTTAATCTTGAAGAGAGAGCCATTTTATCTAATCTATCAGAAAAGATGGTCTCTACTTTTAGTGTTCTTGAGCCCAGCCTTACTAAATTAATTCGTATTCAACAAGATGATATTACAGCTAGACAATTAGGTGCTGAAGCTTGGTTAACACAAGTTTTAAATGAGCGGTTTAATGATACTAGTTATCTTACTGATGTCTACGATACCGTAAGTTCTGCTTTAATCGAAGCTAATTCTCAAATGACTTCTGATATGGCAGTATCTTTTAATAGTGTTGTTCAGAAATGGTTAGGTGCTATGTATTCAGTAGGACTTGACCAATCGGCTATTAATCAATTAGCGCAAGGTATTGGCTATCTTGCTTCAGGTAATGTTTCAGCACTATCTTCTAATTCTGGTCTACAAACACTATTAGTATCAGCGGCTAATCTTGGTGGATTAAGTTACGCAGATATGTTAAATAATGGTATGTCAATAGATGACACCAATAAGTTACTTGAATCAGTTGTTCAGTATTTAAAGAGTATTGACGACAGTATGGGTACTAATGTAACTAAATCTGCTATGGCTTCAATTTTAGGAATTTCAATATCTGATTTGAAGGCTATTGAAAATTTAAGCAATACAGTTATTAGTGACCTTTCAAGTTTAACAAGTATACAAAATTCTGCTCAATTCCTTAATGAGACTAATGCACAACTGAATCAACTCACCAATAGAATGACTGCTTCGGAGATGATTAACAATTATATGGAAAATCTTCAGTTCACTCTTGGTAGGGGAATGGCAGAGAATAATACCTCTTATTTAAAATATAAGGCTACGCAGTTTGTTACTAATCTTGTTGGTGGAGGTGGTAGCGGAAATCTATTTAGTGGTATTGTTAGAGCTTTTGGTGGTCTTGCCCAGCTTGGAGAAATAGTAGATAGCATTGGGGGCATGGGAGCTATAAAAGATGCGATTGATGGCACTATCAAAGATTTTGGGTTTAGCACTTGGAGCGGTAAACAAGACTTAGGCACACCATCTCTTCAGAATGTTATTAATATGCTTAATATGGGTACTACAACTACCGTATCTAGAGGCTCATGGAACCCTGCGGCGGCAGTTGGTGCTGATGCTGGTGGTGGTGCAGGTGGAGGTGCTTTAGGTTTTGAAATTTCAAGTAGTATGAGTGCTATGTCTGATGCCAAGTCTGCTTTAAATCAACAAATAGATAATGAGTATAATGCCTATAAGAATCAAAGTTTTGTAGATTCTAATTATGAGACCCTTTCTCAACAAGCTGAATCTTATGCTGTTACTTCCCAAAATATTGTTGAGGGACAAAAGCTTGGAATTAAAGATGTTAATGACCTTTATGCTCAATTATTTGAACAGAGAAAGGCAGTAAGAATTAGTTTATTAGATTCGGAAAACGATGAATTCTTTAGCTTATTAAGAGCTATAAAGGGACAAGTTGTTGATGGCTCGGTAAATGTTGATATTATTGATAGTGATGTTAGTGCAGTTAAAAATGCAATATACTCACTAAGGAGCATATAATGCAAAGGTTTTTCACGGACACAATTGAAAGTAGATTTGTAAAGCATATTTTACATGAGATATTCTTACCTACCATAGATACAGTTTCAGCAGGTGACTATTTATTTAAAGATAAATTTTATGTATACAAACAGAGTCTACTTCAGTGCAAAGAATCAGGGTATTTATACCCTCAAAAGGCAACTGCTTTTCGCCCCGATAGTCACAGTTATATAAATCCAACAGGTCGTGGGGATGTTAATTTAGATGAAGTAGTTAATTCAGAAGATTTAACAAAACTAGCAAGACACATAGCACACATACAGACCATAACTGACCCTGATGAGCTTGTACAGGCTGATGTTAATTTTGATAATGCAGTAAATGCTAAAGATATGACAAGATTAGCAAAAATAGTATCCACTAATACTCATTATAATGATTATTATGAATATATTCCTAATTCATCACCTGAAGCTAAAGTAGTGGTTGAGGAAACCTATATTCCGTATACTCTATACCCCAAATATTGCAATAGGTTTGTTTCTAAAAATGTGTTCTATGACACTGAAACACATAAACGCCTTGGAAAGTATTTGAGATTTTTCCGTGATATTTATGATATAGACCTTATGCCATTTTATAATTGTTATGCTGGTGAGACTGTTAATAATATTAGTTTAGACCCATCGGGGTATAGTTTTAATTATTCGCCACAGCTTAAGACATATCAAATACCTATAAAGTACAATAAGAAATACACTATTGCAATAGATGCTCCCTCTGAAGTAACAATTGCGCCGTGCATTTTATTTAAAGGCAATCTTGAAATTATTAATGGTGTTGATTTGAATTCATTATTAGTTGTTGAAGGCACTAGTAGCAGACCAATGTTATTATGTTCATTCTCAAAAAAGTACTATGGCTTAAGTTTTAATAAACCTATAGTCTTTACTCTTCCTTGTAATAATCCGACTTTGTATGAGTATCAAAAAAATTTGAGTTTACTTGTCCAAGTTCCTGCTTCTAATACTTCTTCAATGGTAGTATTGGAAGGTGATTATACAAATTTAGGCGTAAATACTATTGTTAATTTAGATAGTGAGTATGTATTAAATGATAAGGACATGAATAATGTTCTTCTTTCAAAACTTCATCTTTTACAGATAAATGATAATGTAAGATATGCTTTTTCAGATAGACTTGTTGAATACTTAGTTCGTAATGTAATTACCCCAAGAGATAGACTTGGGATGAATATACAACGAGTTCAGCAAGCAGGGTTTAAAACATCTTACCCAAACACTAATCTTGGAGTATGGTACCCCGAAATGAGATACCTTTTCTATAAGAATTATATGGAAGATAACTCCAATAATAAATTGGATATTAATGGTTTTGTTGATGTTGATATGGAAAAGTTCATAAATAAAGGACAACAGTAATGCCAACTACTAAAAATACACATATTTTTCCATATATAGATAATTATATTTACCTTTATCATTTAGGGGTATTTATAGTACTTCCAGCTTTTGCTGATGTTGTAAACGATTCGCTTTCGGTGCATTGGTCGAGTGAGACACCTCTATCACGGTCAGCTCCTATTTACTCTTATGTGAATTCAGGTCCTAGAACGGTACAATTTAATTTTACCTTGCATAGAGACATGATGCAACAGATAAATTATTCTATAAGTAATGCCCCTGTTGGAAATGGAAATCAGTTAAACGATGATTATGTAGACTTTTTTATTAAAGCTATACAAGCGGCGGCACTTCCAGAATATTCTACTTCTGCAAAAATGGTAAATCCACCAGTTGTTGCGGTTAGATTAGGAGATGATATTTTTGTAAAGGGTGTAGTCACAAGCGGAGTAAGCATTACTTATAATTACCCCATACTCAGAAATAATAAGTATTCCAATATTGGTGTATCCTTTTCTGTAGAAGAGATTGACCCATTCATGGCTTCGCAAGTCATGAGACAAGGCTCTTTTAGGGGTCTTCCAACATCTTTACAAAGGAATGACTATATGACACCTGCTGTATCTGAACAGCAAACGGGTAGGGGTGTAAGAGATGGTGGATTAAATCCAGATGTGGTGGGTGGCGGCGCAGATGGTGGCAGTGGTAGACCACTAAGAGGTTATAATACCGCTATTCAAGCCCCAGGAGGTGCGTCAGCATAATGAACATTTTGAAGAATAAATCATATAAAAGATATGACAGAATGAGTAGGTATGCTACTACTCCTTATTATTATAATAGTAGATTTGATAAGTACAATTTTGGTACGTGGTCATATTTAGATGATACTACGGCATACGAGCTTTATTTGGTACAGCCACAAGACACCTATGATAAAATTGCTTTAAAGTATTATAATAGACCTGACTATTTTTGGGTAATTTGTAATTTTAATAGAATTGAAAATTGCTTTGACGACCCTATGGCTGGAACATATTTAAAAATTCCTGTAGTGTCAGAATTGATTTTTGAGGATTAAAAATGGCAGAAAGGGTAAAGGCAAGGAATTCAGATTATTTAGTTCCTAAAGACACTTTTATCAAACGTACTTGTGACCCAAACATAAATTCTGATGAAATTCTCTATTATAAGACTAGATGGGGTGGTTATAAAGGGTGGAACCCTGCTGACACGTATTCTGGTTTTAACAAATTTTGTCAAGGAAGTGTTCTTCCCAATTGTACTGGTTATGCTGTTGGAAGAATAAATGAAATAAACAGAAGAAAAAGTTGTGAGATGTATATTAAACCGAGTAGCGGCAAAGTTGGTAATGCCGGTACTTGGTTTAATAATGCCATTAATAATGGTTGGAAAGTTTCACAAACACCGATGGTCGGCGCAATTATGTGTTGGACTAATAACGGTGCAGGTCATGTGGCAGTTGTTGAAGATTTATCTTATATTGATACCGTTGAAGAGATAAATGATGGTATCAATACAGAAATTGTTCATATTAAAACTGATTATATTATCACCACATCAGAATCTGGTTATGGTGTTTGGTACAATAATTCAAAGAAAACAAATTGGGTTGTAGTAAATAGGACTATAAAACAATCTAAAAAAAGTTGGGATGGTCGAACTGGTTATATAGCCGATTGGATGCTGTCCAAGGGAAAAACGGATTATTATTCAAGACATTACCAATTTGCAGGGTTTATATATCCCCCATATAGTCAAGGTAATTATATACCTGAAGATAATAGTAGCATACAGAGGTCTCTTGAGGCGGGTAATACAAATGCTAGTAGCGACCGTGGTTATTCATCAGGTGGTAATAGAGGTGGTGCTGTTACTGAAAGGACAGCATATGACTATATCCAAAAAAATAGAGAGGTTGAAAGAAAAGGTGTTCTTCATACTGGTGACATAGAAAATGTTGACAGTAAAGGAACTCAATTACTAAGCTATCCTACATTAGTTGAAACTCCATTTGTTATTGCTGATATTGGTGGTTATACTTTTGGTACATATGGCACAAGACAAAAAATGAGTGATTTGGGGTTTAAAGTACAAAGTGTGCAGTACCCAGATTATATCAAAAGCCTAACTGTAGAAAAAGTTAATGGTTCCATTAACACATATACACTGAATATCGTATATCAAATAGCCGCAGGTTCTGACCCTAATCTCATAGATAAGATTTTATCAAATGCTGGTTATGGTTCAACAATAAAATTCACATATGGCGATTATTCTGCCCCAATGTTCAAGTATAAAGAGGAACAAGCTATACTTACAAAGGTAACCTCAAATGTAAGTTTTAGTAATGCACAAATAACTTATACCATTATGGCTGTAAGTAATTCTTTCAATCTTTGGGGTACAGCATTTCAATTTACTGATAAACAATTTAAGCATGGTAAGCCGAGTGATTTAATTAAATCTCTTTTTCGAAATAAAAAATATGGGCTACAAGAAATCTTCTATGGGATGAAATCTTCCGATTTGGATAAGTATATATGTAGTGATGATTTAGCTGTAGATTTAGAAGCACAGCCATCAATGGATATATTAACTTATATCAATTATCTTGTAACATGTATGTGTTCCGTGACAAACGACCCTAAATCAATTATACGAGATTCCACATACGCCTTGGTTATTCATGATGATTCCTATGAAACAGATGGATATGCTGGTCCATACTTTACAGTAGATAAAATTATTACTAATACTAAAACTTTCTCGGCACCTGATGTCTATACCATAGATATAGGTTTTCCATCTGACACTAAAGTGTTTGAGTTCAACGTTAATAACGATGATAGTTGGGCTTTATTGTACCACTACGGAACTAGAAGCGATTTTGATTCAAATAATTTTATATATAAAATAAGCGATAATGGTGAAATGGTCCCCCATTTTTCACCCGGTCTTACAACTTCTAATAAGAAATATATTACAACAGAAGAGCAGAAGACTTGGTGGACTCAAATGACGCAACACCCAGTTACCGCTACTTTGAGGGTAAAGGGGTTGTTACGACCTGCATTGTTAATGTCTTATGTCAAGATAAATGCTCTTTTCTATGGACAGCGGCATGTGTCAAGTGGTTTGTATATAATTACAAAGCAAGTTGATTCTATCTCTGGTACAGGTTATAGAACAACTTTATCCTTAACGAGAATTTCGGGTGATGATGCCTATATAGGAACATACAAGGCAACTGAAACTTATGTTGAGAGGATAAAGAGATTGGCTGAAGAAAACGGAACTTATAAAGGTCATGATGTTGAAGAGTGGCAAAAGGATTTAGAGCAAGTAGGGGCACATTTTTCCGAGGAAAGTATTAAAAAGATTATAGATTATAACGACCCCAGTAATCCTAATGTACCTACGTAGGAAAAATTATGATTAGAAAAGCAATAATAGAGAACATCAATAATAAATATAGTGTATCGGTAAGGATTCCACAAATGAATGGGATTAAGCCAAGTTCTTCAAGTACTAGTAGTTCAAATCTATTTGATGCCATTATTTGTATTCAACCAGGGGTGTACCCAGCTTATAAAGTAGGGGATGTGGTACTATTGGGTTTTGAGAATAATGAGACAGAAAATCCAATAGTACTTGGGCTACTTTATACTAGTGATTCAAATAAATCGCTGTCGGATATTTCTGCTGATTCACTATTTGTGCAGACCAATATAACCTTGCCTTAAGGAAATAAAAAATGTATTCAATTCAATTTCCCAAAATGTTGAGTAGCGCACGAACTATTCTTGTAAAAGACCATGACGCTACATTAACAAATCTAGAGTTGTTGTTGCTGTCTTCAAAGGATACATTGTTTGGAGACCCATATTTTGGAACTAATATTATTAGGTTATTACATTCTCCAAATGATGTTGTCTTAAAAGACATTATAATAGATGATATCTATACTAACATCTTGACATTTATGCCACAAGTAAAATTGGAAAGAAGCAATATACGGATAGAGATTACTGACACACAAGTGGTTGCAAAGATTACTTGTACCAATTTACTTGATTTTACAACGAATATGTATGAAATTAATTTACTTCAAGAAGAAGATAAAAGGTAGAATTAATGATAAATACGAATAATCCCTTAACTTCATTATCTTATACGAATAAAGATTTTGAGTCAATATACCCAGAACTGTTAGAAACAGTAAAGAAATTGAGCTATAAGTGGGACCCGACCATTTCTAATGAATCAGACCCAGGAGTTGTTCTACTTAAGCTAAACGCCTTAATTGCCGATAAAGTTAATTATAATTCGGATGTAAATGTACTTGAGTGTTTCCCAATATCTGTAACTCAAGAAAGAAATGCAAGAAACCTCTACAGACAACTTGGCTATTACATGCATTGGTACAATAGTGCTACTACTACTGTATCTATAGCGTGGTCTGCCGAAGCTTCGGCTAATAGATTTACTATCCCTGCTTTCACTATGATATCGGATGATGAGAATAGTATCGTGTATACTCTGTTAGGAGCATCTGATATTAATTCTATTTCAGATACAAGTGTATCATGCGATGGGACTATCTATAATTTCCGTGCTATGCAAGGTGTAGCCGTAAATTATGATATTAATGGTCAACAGCTTATAAAGACATCCGATTTAGATGAAAATCATAGGCTGTATTTCACTACGAATAGTATAGCGGAAAATGGAATCTTTATAAAAAATTCAGATAGTTCTGATTGGAACTCATGGACTAGAGTTGATAATCTATTAGTTGAAAATTCTGGTCAGCCATTATTCCAATTTGGAATAACACAAGATGATGAGATAGCGTATCTTGAATTCCCAGAAGATTGTGATAAGCTGTTTGGTAATGGAATCAACATTGTCTATTTAATGACAGAGGGATATGACGGAAATGTAGGTGTTGGAGTCTTAAATAAACTTTATAACGACATCACTGTTCTGAATAGTGCTGGTGCCTATATTACTCTCAATTCTTCTAACATAGCTTTAGTTAATACAACTACAGGTACTGGTGGTCTAAATACTGAAACTATTGAAGATGCTTATATTGGTTATCAGAGAACTATTGGAACTTTTGATACGCTTGTCACTTTAAGAGATTATTACAACGCTATTGTATCATTACAAGTTGGCGATTCTGGTGTATCAAATGGGTTTGTTTGTGATAGGACTAATGATATTCAGAATACTTTTAAGGTATTAACATTAGACAGCGGCGTAGATACTATAGAAGTAGCCATAGAGCAAAAAGATGTTGAAATGCATCAATATAAAGATGGTGAAGCAGGTGCTTACTTTACTGTAGATGGTGAAGTTTTAAGAAGTAAAGTTGGTGATATGCAGTATGTAATTATTTCTAAGAGTGGTGATAATTACTATTTAAATAATAACACATCATCCCCAATAGACTTATCCGAATATGGATTAGAACCAGTTGCACCAATTAGTGGTAGTCCTATTTTTCTAATTGTTACAAATTATGATTCTGAACCAGTATTAGATTCATACAGTCTGAAACTGTATTTTACACAATATGTAGATTCTTTCTCGACTGCTTCAGACTACAATACCTCATTTAGTCTTAAAACTAATTTGGACGCTGTAAAATCATACATAGATGATGAAAAATGTATTAACCATGACTACAAGGATTTAGATTCATTAATTGCGGATAAAGATTGTCACATCTGCATGATAAAGAATAAATACCCTGTAGAAGTTAGTATCGTACCAAGTTATAAATTGACAGAGCCGCAGAAAAATGAGGTTAAAAATACTGTAGTACTTGCACTCTACAATAATCTCAATGCACGTAAGATTAATTTTGGTCAGAAGATTACATCTGAGGATATCAAGGATATCATTGAAAACTCTGATGGTAGAATTAAATCTGTTAACATAAGAGAACTCGACTTTAAGACATATGCTGTTTTTATCAAGAATGATAAGATATATGAAGCTCTGATTAGTGAACAGCCCCCAGAAGTAGCAATAGATACCTCTCAAGTTAAAACTACTGGTACAGGATATTATACCATTGTAGTAACTTCTCCGAGCACCTATAAATCAATGATTGAGAGTCTTGGAGATGATTTTGATATATACGCAGAGTATAAACTCCAACGAGATAATGTTAATAATGTTAGCGGTTGGTATCTCTATTATAAAGATAATAGTGGTGATTATGACTACGGTTGGTCAAAGGCTACTGAAAGTGCTATTACTTTAAGTGATATGGGATTAACTGAAATAAATCCTAATTCAAAGAGTATCCAAGACGGCTCAGTAATCTATCTATTAGCTATTGAGACTTTTGCAGAAAGCAAACAAATTCGAGAGGAAATATATGCTAAATCAATATTAGCAGGTAAAACTCCATATCTTGTAGATTATGATGTATTTGATGTTAGAGCAGACCAAGCCATATTTGCTGATGGCGCAGTTATGTATAATGCAGACGGTTTAGAAGCAATAGATAGATTTACATATAATACTGCCAATTCAGCAAAAGATATAAAAGATAATGAAGTTATTCAGTTATTTGGGCCTTCTTTATCAGATATAGATTCATATTCTAATTATGTAAAATATCAAATTAAAGTTGGTGGAGATGTTAGTGCTAATAGTGACTACATGCTCCTATCTAACGAGTATATAGTCTTTTATTGGAAGAATGATTCATCTGATGAGTTTTATCAATACAAGACATATGGGAGTGGAAATATAATTCATCCATCATTTGGTATATTGGAAAGGAATGATGGAGCACCCGCAAGTGTAATGAATAATTTAGATTCTGAAAATACACAAAGTGGTGTGCTAAATGAAGCCGATAACGCCATTATTGCTAATATCCATGACAACACCTATATTCTAAGTGGTAATAAAGAGATAAAAACACGTGCTATAAATCAAATTACTATCGGATTAGGTGTGTATTGTGGGTGGGTTACAAATACTGAAGTTAATGATAAATATCTGTTATTCAGCAATGGTGATACAAAATACACATTAGAAGCAGAAGAATACTTCATTTATGCCGATAGCAAACTTTCCAATTATTCTGTAGTAGGACCTGGTACTACTTTGCAGTTAGAGAGTCCTGCTACCTATGATTGGTATTGTGACAAAATTAATCTATCAATATTTGTTAATGACCCAGGAAGCATTAATAACACTTATTGGACACCACTAAATGGTAATTTAATCATTACAGAAAATCAGATACTTACACTCACATCTAAAAATAAGATAAAGTTTTCATCTGTGCTAAATAATGGTAATGAGATTACTTCTTTACAAGATTATGATATTGACCCAAGTGTGGAAATTAGTTATTCATCAGATGGGTCTAGCTGGACAGGGGTTCAAAATTTATATTTAGGTGAGTATGGTTGGACGCTTAGAGTAAGACTTAATGTAGACATAGGTCCTAACAAAGAGCAAATTTTCTTTAACGGGCAGTTGCTTTGTTTGTTAACAGGTGACTATACAACATCTGATTGCTCATCATTAGTAGAGGTAAATCAAGATAGCGGAAAGGTAGCACCTGATAATATGCTTGATAATACACTCTATGTTGTAAACATAAATAGAGCATTAGAGGGTGGTGGGTCTGTTGTAAATCCAAATGGACGAACCATGCGTTATTTATGGAAAAATGTTAGCGGTGTGCCAACATTGATTGGAAGAGCCATTAAGGGTATAGGTTGGGTGGACACTACTGACAGTTGTGTTACAGGTTATACTACTACTGCTGAACTATCAGAGTCTATTTTATCATTATCTAAATTTAGGGTGTATTCTGACGAGGTGAGATTATATTATTATTTCAAGTTAACTACAGATGAACCTGTATGGGAAAACTTGGAACCACCCGAAATAGGCGTTAATGAAGGTTATTCATATTCTGCTGATGGAAAAGTCAAAATAGATTTTGATGCTGAACATGATACAAGAAGAGTTACAATAAGGCTTCCTAAAGGAGATTATATACTATCGCTTAATAATACTTTATCTGATATTGATAGTCTAACATTAACCTATAATGGTAATCTTTTATCAGAATATGGGAATCCGAATGTTACTGATTTTCACATTGATGGTAAATATAATATAGCGTTTACTTCTGAAAACGGTGGTGGAGTCGATTTAGATGGAGATACTACGGCTATATTTATAGAAGTAACGGGATTAACTAACCCCGGCTCAGTGTTTATTGAAAATGTGTTTAGATACAAATTAGATGATACAAATGCTGATATTATAGATATGGATGCTGTATCAGACAAGCTTGAGCACCTTCTTACTTATAGCGATTATCTGTTTGATTATACGTATCAAGTACCTGAAAATGATATGATTGCTAATCCTTTACAAGCCGAGTCGTTCTTTAACATTGGGCATGTTCTCCATCAATATATGATTTGTCAGCTAGACACTTCAAATTCTACTGTTGCAATTACAGGAGATAACTAATGTCAATTTTTAGAACGCATGAGAATACTCCGTTAGTTTATCCAAATGAGTCTAGGGATTTCCAATTATTTGGAAAATCCCTAGATTTAATAGCAAATATGGTAAATGCTGATGCTACTTCTATCAAATATATTGTTGATAC